ACGTTGCGCATTTCCAGCGCCAGCGCCTCGCGGCGTTTGAGACCGGCTTCAATGGCCAGCAAACTGACCGTGGACAGGTCGGCCACCCGGCCGAAGTCGAAGCCGAAGGCATAGAGCGGCCCGAGGTCGATCCCGGCCAGCACCTCGCCCAGCTCCTCCAGAAAAGGCGCCATCAGCGCCGCCTGATCCAGCGCCGGGCGGTGCAGGTAATCCGCCGGAAGCTCCAGCCGCAGCACCCTGCCGGGCGCGGTCATCCGCGCCTCGATCAGCGGCGCGGGCAGCCAGGCCCCGGAGCCGAGCGCCGGGATGCAGAACAGTTCCTCATCCGCGCCCTCGCCATAGAAGTCGATGATCTCCTGCCGCCAGCCCGCCTCGGCCGCAGGCGTCCAGGCATCGCCGGTGCGCAGGCAGATCCGCTGATAGAGCCCGTCGCGCAGCGCCTCGTCGAAGTCGATATGCAGGTGGCGATAGGGTTTGCGCCCGGCCAGAATGTCCTGGACGGTGCTGTTGAAGGCATTGTCGACCCCGTTATGGGTCGAGCAGACCACCACCTGACCGCCCCACATCAGGAAGGCCAGCGCCGCCTTCAGAAGCTCGGCCAGATTGTCGACGAAGGCCGCCTCGTCAATGATCACCACCCCCTGCTTGCCGCGCAGCCCGCGCGGGGCCGAGGACAGCGCCAGCACCTCGAAGCCGCTGGCGAACTGGATGCGGAAGGCCTTGATGTGTTTGGTATCGCTCGGGTCGGCCGGGTTGGTATCCTCGAACAAGAGTTCGTCCGAGGCCACCGCCGCCGTGGCGAAGGCCCGCGCCCACATGGCGCAGGCGTCGATGAACTCCCGCGTCATCTCCTGCGAATAGGAGATGTACATCACATCCATCCCGCCCGCCGGACGTTCCCGCCCGGCCCGCAGCACCGCATAGGCCGCAAGCCCCCAGGTCAGGCCCACCCGGCGGGACTTCTCGACAAACAGCACCCGGCAGAGCGCGGTATTGTCCAGCAGGCTGACCGCCCGCGCCTGATAGGGCAGCAGCACCTTCGGCAGGCCCACCTCGTCGATCAGCCCCGACATCCCTTCCGTCGCCGCACGCCGAAGCTCCGCCCATTCCTCACGGGAGATCGGTGCGGTCATCCGGAGACCCCGAGGATCTGCGCCTTGATCGCTTCGGCGGTTTCGGCGGTCAGGCCCTTGACCCGCGCCACGGTGGAAACGGCCGTCTCGACCTTGGCGGCAAAGGCAGCCTCAACCTTTTGGCGCCGGTCGGAACTGACGCTCTGGGCCGCCATGGCATGGCGCAGGGCGGCCGCGAGCTGCATCACCCCCTTCGGATCGATCGAATCCTCATCGGCCTCCGCCAGCATGTTGAGGACCAGCGCCTTGACAGTTTCGGCGGCCATCACCGTCAGATTGTCGGCATCCGACGGGTCGAATTTCTCGGCCAGCGTCGAGACGATAGCACGCGTCTGATCCAGACGCCGCGTCAGCCGCGCCATCCTGAAGGCGTAGCGGTTGAAGCTGCTGAAGGCCGGGATCCTGAATTCGAGCTCGCCCCGGCTGTCCGCCATCAGCTTTTCGCATTCGGCGACGAATTCGGCATAGATATCGACCTGCGTCCGGTCGCGTTTTGACAGCTCCTGTGCCGCCCAGGCGATAATGGCGTCGCATTCCGAGGGCATCAGCTCGATCGAGGAAAGCCGCCCCCGCCCTTTGGGTTGCTCTGCCATGTCAGCCGCCCGGCCGCGACGGGCGCTGGATACCTTCAATGGCGATCACGCGATCAAGATGCTGGCGGCCGGTTTCGGTCAGCGTGGCAACGAGAACCGACCCCGCCTCGATCAGCGTCAGCGCCCCCATGGTCTGCAGCCAGCGCATTTCCTGATGCAGCCAGGCACGGTCGCGGCGAATGCCGAACCGCGTCAGTTCCGGCAGGATAAGATCGCTGTTCAGCGTCTCGTCAGTCTGCTGGGCCAGCGTCTTCAGAACAATCAGGCGGGACTGCTCCCGCATCAGCTGCGCCATGTCCTTCATTTGCCACGCTCCAGAAGCAGTTCCTGCATGCGTTCGGTGATTGCCTTCAGCGGCTCCAGCCGTTCGGTCAGCACCGCCATGGTGCCGCGCAGCCCGACCATTTCCCGGTCAAGCTTGTGGAAATCATCGCGCGAGGGCATGTCGCGGACGGCCTGCTCCATGCTCTGAAGCCGTTCGCTGTGACGGGCCAGCATTCCGGCATGTTCATCGAGCCGCTTCGCATTGGCCCGGCTGCCGCTGGAAATCATGTTCCAGACCGTCAGCCCGAAGGTCAGAAGCTGGCTCAGCGCGATCACCCAGACCACGGCGGGCGAGATGTTCAGCATTTCGGCATTCATCTCAGGCGTTCTCCCCTGCCCCGCCGGCGGCAGGCCTGCGCCAGAACACCAGCCGGAACTTCGGGGCGCGGCGTTCGAACCAGAGCCAGATCGCGGTGAGGATCGGCACCAGCTGCTGGATCAGCGACACGGCATGCTCGCCGCGCGCCGCCACCTCTTCGGCCGTGCAGCCGAGGCCGACCTCGCAGAGGCTGGGCAGCAGGGCAAAGCCGATGGCATTGCAGGCGGTGACCAGCACCGTGACCAGCAGAAGCCAGAACGACTTCACACCGAGGGCAGAGGTTTCGGGCAATTCGGTATTGTTCGACAGGCGGAACATGGGGCCTCCTCAGGCGATACGGGGGGAGTGACCGCCGGTCCCGAAACGGACAGGGGCGGCATAGGTGGCGACGATCCAGCCGGTCAGGCCGCCGAAGGTGACGTTCAGCCAGCGCCGACCGCCAAACAGCCCTTCGCGGTTCACGGGGACGATGGCCTGATCGGGGATCGCGGCGAGGATGTTGGGGTTGAAGCTCGGCCAGCGCCTGAGGTTCAGCGTGGTGCCGGGGGTCTCGATCTGGACGTATTCGTCTCCGCCAACCACATCGCTGCCCGCTTCCGCCGATGCTTCGGCAGGGTCATCGCGCCCCAGAACCCGGGCGCGGATCGCCTCCAGCGGAAAGAGCGGGTTGGTATCGACCTTGCGGCCGGGGCTGACATACCAGTGGGTGGTGATGTCGCGCAGGGTCGGGATGCCTGCAAAAAGCGCCTGCGCCAGCTCCTCGACCGCCGCGATCTGCTCGGGCGTATAGGCCATCCAGGTGCCCTTGCCGTGTTCGGGCGTTTCGACATCCGCAAGGGTATAGCCGCCGATCTGGCCACCCGGCCCGAAATCCTGCCCCCACCAGGCCAGCACCGCGCCACCCGCGCCGCGCTGCATCCGGCCGGGGTTCACGATCTCGATGCCGATGGCGAAATCATTGCAGCCGCTGCGGCCGTGATAGGAGGATTGCCCGGCATGGGCGGCGCGGCGGTTGGTGGGCACCAGCTGACTGACGGTGCCATCGCGTTCCACCACGAACTGCACGCTGACCGCCGGGGAACTGGCCAGATAATCGCGGCTGTTGAACTTCTCGAGCCGCCCGGCCGTGTCGTGAAGGATGATGATTTCCGGGGTGATGATGCCGCCGATCAGCTTGGCCGCGCGGTAGTCGATCCCGTCAATCCGGTGGTTCTTCAGCTTCATGGATGCCCTCGTCGAGGGGCATCAGCGCCCCGTTATCAGGGGCAGAATGGCGGGTGAAAGGCCTTAAAAAACATCCGCAACGGTTTGCGGATCAGAACAGCTTGAGTTGCCGGGGATCGAATTTCGGCGGGGGGCGCCGCCGCCCCTTGCGCCGGAACCAGCCCCGGACGGTGGCATCGGTCACATGCAGGCGGCGGGCGATATCCGCCGTGGTCATGCCCTCGTGCCGCATGCAGACCGCAAGCCAGGGCTTCGCGTTCGGCACCCGCAGCTTCTGGCCCGAACTCATCATCCGGCTCAGCGCCTGGGCAAGCGCCAGCGTCCGGTCCTGACCGAGCCGCTGCACGATCAGCGACCGGCTTCTGGGGCTGGCGGGCAGATAGACCTCCGCCCCGCCGAATTCGAGCAGGAAGGCCATCGCCCCCTTCTCGCCCAGCACATCGACATAGGGCTGCACATGCGCCGGGGCACGGGGCGCGCGGAACCCGTCAGGAGGCGGCGCGGCGGACTTTTGCGGCCGCATTAGCTGGCACCCCCGACGAGCGGGCTTCGCCCTGGCTGCGGCACGGGGCGCAGAGCCGGTTGTGAATGCCCTCGCTGTCGAAGGTCCGCCCGCAGCACATGCAGGGGCGCGGCCCGCGTTTGGCGCGCCGGTCGGCTGCCGCCTGCCAGCGCTCCGCCGCATCGATAGCCGCGTTCCGGCAGGCAAAAGGCGGGTTGAGCAACTTGCCCTCGGGATCGACCACCCGGAAAACCCCGGCGATCTTCTCGACATGAAACCGCTGTTCAGGGGCGCTGAAGGTGCCGAGCATCGCTTCAGCCCCCGTAGCTGGCGGTCAGGAAACCGGCCAGCTCGTCCATCAGCCCGCATTCCTCGGCCGTGGCGACATGGGCCAGCAGGCGGGCTGCGGCCTCGTCATAGACCAGCGCCGCATCCTGCGCGTCGCCCGTCTCACCCGCGAGTTCGGCCCGCGCCATATTCGCGGCTTCGTCGCGGATGGCCTCAAACAACTGGCACTTCAACAGGGGTTCGATGTGATCCTTCACGGGTTTCCTCCGAAAATGATGATGAACATGGGCAGCAGGACCGGCGTGCAGACCACCAGCGCCACCAGCGAGGCGATGCCGAGCAGGTCACCGATCCAGCAATCATTGATGCGCTCGTCCAGCGCGCGCAGGCGCCGCCAGAGCGATGGGGGCGGCGCATCTGGCCCCCGCGGCACGGGAGAAACCGGCATCACGCGAACTGCTTCCGGTTGGGGATCCGCCGTTTCAGGCACATTTAAGGGAGGCCAGGCGATCTTCAGGCTACCTTCCTCTGTTGCGTGGGGCGTTCGATCCCTTGGGGCCACTCAAGATCAGCAGCCCAATTCTTATGAAACCAACCAAGAACGCGTTGGGCGGTGCGCAGCGTGCACCCACCACCTTCCTCAATGCGCTTGAAGAATTTCCCGTCGTTTGCGGCATAGATCGCGACCTTTGAGAGACTCCAGTTGCGGTGTCTCGCGAGCACGTTTGCCAAAGTAAGAAGGTCAGTTGCCTGCATCGAATTGCCCTTGGTCATTTACCCAATTATATACTTGGGCATAATGCCAGTTGTCAATTGATGTCGGTTTGGGCATTTTCCCAAAAATGGAATCTGGCGAGCGCCCCTTTCATGAGATCGTCAAGGCCCGGCTCGACGAGCTCGGGGAAAATGCATTTTCAATGTCTGCGAAAACGGGTATCGCATACGATAAGTTTCGGAATATCCTGAGGAAAGATGAGCGTCGTGCGGACGCCAAGCTTGAAACTGCCCGTGAGATATGCGCCGCGCTAGGGCTAGAGTTCTACATCGGACCCGTACGCGAGACCGAGCCAGTTGAGCACATGACACTTGATGGTGCCGACTATGCTCACATCCCCTTGCATGACGCGATGCTGGCGGCTGGTGCTGGTGCCTTCAACGGAACCGAAGCGGTCGTCGACACGCTTGCATTCCGTCGTGACTGGTTACAGCGGATGGGAGTTTCCGCTTCAACCGCCCGGTTGGCGCGGGTTTGTGGTGACAGCATGCAGCCGAGTCTCTGGCACGGCGACATGATCCTGATCGACACCCGTGCCAACGAACCTGCCATTCGGAGCCGTGAAACACGCGACCAGCGCCGCTCACCCATCTATGCCCTGATCGACAACGGCGAAGCCCGGGTGAAGCGTATCGAACGCCCGTCTCCCGATCAGATGATGCTGATTTCAGACAACCCCGATTACCCGCCTGAACTGCGTCAGGCTGCCGATTTGAAAGCCATGACCATCATCGGTAGGGTGGTCTGGTGGGGTCACACGAACAAGGATTGAGATAGCTGAACTGAGCTGAAGCTTGGCCCGAAATGGGACGTCAAGATCTGACCTTGCAATATGTTCCTGATATGTTCTTGCCCGTATGCCCTAGGAACACACCCATGAACAGCCCTTTAACGCCCGTTGAACCCGTCTCTCCCGCTGCCCCCTGGCTGGGCGGCAAGCGCAATCTGGCCAAGCGGATCTGTGCGATCATCGACCGCACCGCCTGCACCACCTATGCCGAGCCGTTTGTTGGCATGGGCGGGATATTCCTGCGCCGCTCCGCACGGCCGCGCTGCGAGGTGATCAATGACAAGGGCCGCGAGATCGCGACCCTGTTCCGCATCCTCCAGCGGCATTACCCGCAGTTCCTCGACACCTTGCGGTTCCAGCTGACCACGCGCGCCGAGTTTAACCGGCTGGTTGACACCAACCCCGAAACGCTGACCGACCTCGAGCGCGCGGCGCGATTCCTGTATCTGCAGCGCACCGCCTTCGGCGGCAA